AAGCTTACTTAATTTGTCAGGAGTATAACATGTATTCCTGACATAAGGAGTCTACTATGCAGTATAAATTTCATGCTACCTTAATGAATTGGCAGATATACAGCAAAAGGGGGTGGTAGTCATTACAGGAAGGTCTTTTGGCAATCCTCAATTTGGTGAAGGCCAGACTATCACCCTCCCTATTGATGGTTCTCAATTAATGGATAGAGAAATAGAAACGGAACATGCGGTGTACAGATTGGTATGATTCGGCAATTTGAAAGGAAAGACAATCTCTACATTATACGTTTTCAAGGTGGTACATTTAAGCAAGATGTGACCCTTATGCATTCTTTAGAAGGCGCACGTTTTGTTAGTACTGATAAATATTGGGTAGCTACTGCATCTGAATGGAATAAGTCTACACTTATTAAACACGGCTTTAAAGATGCTACTCCTAGAGATATAGTGGTAGCTCCTTTTATTCCTCCTAAAGTATTGAAAGAAGTGCATATAGATAGAAGTAAACTACATAAAGATTTACTTCCTTATCAAGTAGAAGGAGTAATAGAAGCAGAAAAATATAATGGGAATTTAATGATCCTTGATTTTTGTGGGTTGGGTAAAACTTGTCAAGCTATATCGTATTGTAAATTACATCCAGAATATAAGGTATTAGTTATCTGTCCTGGTTTTATTAAGATAAACTGGCAAAGGGAAGTAAAGAGGTGGGCTGATGAACCCGCCACTATTTTATTTGGTATGACTCCTTATCAGTTTGACATAATTAATAGATTTGTCATTATCAACTACGATTTGCTATCGGCTTGGAAAATGGAATTGCTTAGACACAAATTTGATGTGATAATTGGGGATGAAATACAATACGTAGCTAACAATAAAGCTAATAGAACAAAGGCTTTTATACAGATAGCTAAAAAGGTACCTAAGAAGTTATTCCTATCTGGTACACCGTTTAAAAATAAACCGTCTGAGTTTTTTACAGCCCTTAGTCTTATATCACCTGAGAATTTTCCTAATCGTTGGAAGTTTCTTTGGCGCTATTGTAATCCTAAGCATACAGGGTATGGTTGGACCTTTAATGGGGCTACGAATATAGATGAGTTAGTAGAGAGAACAAAACCATTTTACATAAGACGAACTAAAAGTGAAGTATTACCAGAACTACCACAGAAGCAGATAAATGTGGTGAGTTTCGACATGTCGCATTCTTTACAACTTAAATATGATTCTGCTTCAGAAACATTTCAAGAATGGGCTACATCAGCTAATAAAAAATATGCGGAAGGCAAAGCCCATGCAGAAACATTACGTACTATAGCGTACTTAGGTAAACGGGAATACGCCCTACAATGGATACAAGATTTCTTAGAAACGAATAAAAAGCTAGTAGTATTTGTCTATCATAGGGAGGCTATTAAAGATGTTGTAGGAGCATTAGGTAAGATATGCGTGTCTATTGACGGTTCTACTCCTAATGAAGAACGACAAAGGGCAGTAGATGCCTTTCAAACTAATGACAACATACGAGTATTAGTAGGACAGATACAGGCCGCTGGTGTGGGGATAACCCTTACAGCCGCTTCTGATGCTGTGTTCTTAGAGTTCCCGTGGACTCCTGCTGATGCATTGCAAGCTTCTGACCGTTGTATAGCAAAAGACACGCCTATTTTCTATCTCCCATCTGAATCTAGTGGGGCTATAAAAGTATCAAACATACAAGATTTAAAAATAGGGGATAGCGTTCTTACTCACGGTGGGGATTACAAAAAAATAACGAGAATAAAACATAAGGAGCATCGTGGACTAATAACATCAATAAAATATGTAGGTTGGTGGGAGCCTTTAATATGCACTCACGATCACAAAATCTTAGTTAAAAGAGCCAATACTGTTAAATGGATGAAAGCTCATCAACTATTGCCCACAGATTCTATGGTCTTTCCTAAAAATAAATGTGAAAAACCTTTAGTATCTGTGGATATAAAAAAAGAATGGCGAGTTTATGAGAACCTTAATAAGCCAGTACATTGTACCTTTGAAAATTGTGGTAATCCTATTGTGGCTAGAAATTTATGTTCCCATCATTATAGAAAAATGCTTAAAGAAGGACATGTTTTTAGTAAATGTAAATATCAATCTCCAAGGCATGTTAAATTACCAGATAGAATAATGATTGATGATGATTGGCTGTATCTTTTTGGATGGTATGTGGCTGAAGGTTTTGCGTCAGTAAGGGATGGTAAAGGTAAATTTATATCTTTTAGTGGACATGAAAATGAGAGGCCGATTTTAGAGAAAATAGCAAAGACACTGGAAAAAATAGGTGTTAAATCCACTATATACACAAACAAACACAATCATGGTATAGAAATGCGTTCTTATTCAACAGAATTATCCTGTTGGTTTATTGATTGGTTCAGTAATAAATCGCAAAAAATACGCTTACCCAATGAATTATTAAATCTTCCCCCAGAACAAGCAAAAATATTTCTACAAGCTTATACAGATGGCGATGGTTACTATAGAGGTAATAGTGTTGAATGGGTAAGTGCAAGTGAGGTGCTTTGTTATCAAATGTGTCTTCTTGCTATTAAATGTGGGTACATTCCTACAATGAGAAAAGTTATCAACAAAAGAAATGATGTGTGTTATATAGGAGCGTACTCAAAAAACAACAATCCAAAAACCAGCAACAAAAGAATGAATGATCAAGACGATTATTACATTTATCGCCCCATCAGATCGGTAACTACCGAAAGTAAAAAAGTAGAAGTGTATGATTTATCTGTGGAAGAAGAACATTCTTTTACAGTGGGGTTTTCTACTGTTCATAATTGCCACAGGATAGGGCAGACAGCAAATAAAGTAACTATTTGGTATATGGTAACTGAAAAGACTATAGATGAAGATATGATGGCTATGATACAAGAAAAGCATAAAGTGTTGGATAAGATACTGGATAATGGTACAGCCGACCCGTTCTTTGGTGAAGATGTACTCACATTAATGAAGAGGAAATATGAAAACAACTAACGTATCTTTAGATATGGAACGACAAATAATAACTAATTTGATTGTTTCAAAAGAATTTTGTACTGGTGTATTCCCTATGTTGCAACCTAAGTATTTTAAAACTAAATATGGTAAGACTATATCTAATTGGATACGAGAGTATTTTGATAGGTACCAAGAAGCCCCTGGTGAGTTAATACAAAGCATATATCAAGAAAAGAAAAATTCTATCTATGATGATGAAGAAGCTGAAAGTGTCTTAGAGGTTTTGGTATCTTTATCTGATGAATATGATGAGAAGAAACATTTACATAATATAGACTACGCCATAGAACAAGCTGTTAAATATTTAAAGTTGCGGTCTATAGAACTACTAAAAGATGATTTGGAAAGGGCATTAGTAGAAGGAGAACCTGTTAAGGGAGAAGCGGTCATAGCTAATTTCTCTAGGGTAGGAAGGGCTGAAGGAGATACTATAGATATACTTCATAATAAGATGGATATTATAGATGCCTTCCTACAAGAAGATGAAATATTATTTACCCTACCTGGGGTTTTAAAAGACACAGTAGGGCCATTTAAAAGAGGAGATTTATCTGCGGTCATTGCTCCACCAAAGGGAAAAAAATCATTTCTATTGCTGTTTATAGCCGAACAAGCATTATGGGCGGGATTACGAGTAGCTTTCTTCTCTTTGGAAATGAGGAAGCCCCAGATTATTCGTAGGGCATGGCAAGCATGGAATGGGCAACCTATCAATAAGGGCTATGTAATGATCCCACGGTTTGAACTTATTTCTGGTGGGGGGCAACCTGGGGATGAACTATATGCTGTAGAAAACGATAAGAAGTTGAAAGATGGCATAGATTTATCTAATGTAGATGAATTACAGGATAGGATACGAAAACGATTTGGAGGGGGGGATATACGTTTCGTGGCTCTTCCGGCATTCTCCGCTACTATAGACGATATAGTAGCACACATAGATAATCTTACATGGTACGATAATTTTGCCCCTGATTTGGTTCTTATAGATTATGCAGATATAGTTAAACCATCTAAAAGTGCAGGAACAGAGTATAGACATCAACTTGATTCTATTTGGAAAGGATTAAGGGCATTAGCCCAATCA